GGAACGGTGCAAGTAACATAACACTATCAATAATTGGATATATCGATACTGACGAAGATGTAAATGATGATTTTGCATTGCAAGTTTCTTGGATAAATAAATCAACTTCAAGTGGGATTCTTCCAGCTACAACTACCGATGTGACTACAGTTACAAATATCGAAACGGATCGGAATGTACAATATTCTATTTACAAGGTAGATTTTGCTATAGATTGGGACCTTAATGATCCTGATATTGTAGCATCCGATTATTTTGCAGCACGTATTCGTAGAGTTGCTGTTGGTAGCGGTAATGTAGAAATGTCGGGAGAATTTGTCATAACCATGATAATAATAACATATGATGTTGACAAAGTATTCAAATCAACATAGATATCTTAAAAAATGGTGATATTTCATGACACTAGAATATTATGATTTAAAGACGAATCTCGATATAAGTCCGGGATTTTGTCATTGCCATACTTCACTGGATCTATTATTGACAGCAAACGGCGATTTGGCAATAATAACAGGACAAGATGAATTAAGCCAGAGATTTTTCCTTTATTTGGCAACACCAAAAGGAGAACGATATAATACTTCAATTGGATGCAGTTGTTTGGATTATCTTCATGAAAAAAATACCGCATATGCAGCTAGGAAACTCGAACAAGATATCCATTCCGATATCAATGATCAATTTCCCGAATGGAAAATATCATCGGTCTCGTGCCGGCAAAATCCAATAGATCCGTTCGAACTTGAAATCGCCCTTAGAACTACTCAAGGAAACATGAAATTTTTATATTCCCCTGATGAATTGATGTCACTGACTTCGATGTTAAGCAATATGATTTATTACTACTAAAAGGAAATATTATGTATATACCAACAGTCGATGAATTAATGGATAGTTTCAAAGAAGAATTGACTTCAAGGCATCCCAAAATCCGCAATTTTAGTGATGGATCCATGCTTTCGATACTTAGCGAAATTATAAATATTCAAATTAATCTGATGTATCAAAGAATAGATGCTGAAACTAAAAGCATTTCAATATTGACCGCGGAAGGCGACGATTTAGATGATCTTGTAGTGGATAGACTTCCAAATGGTCGCCAAGAAGGAGAACATGCTACCGGAAATTTAACTTTTAGTTGCATTGAAACAGCTACTTCTGCCATACCAATCCCATTGGGTTCAAAAGTTATGGCATTAGGAACAGACGGAAGTAAAATATATTTCGAAACTACTGCATATGGCGAAATAGCAATAGGAGACAATTCTGTAATTATAACTGCTAGGTCAATCGAACCAAGCGAAGATGCCAATGTACCCGCTTTTGCTATAACACATATACCATATGGTATAGATGGTGTAGATCGAGTCGAAAACATAGACGAATTTTCAGGCGGAACCGATCAAGAAAGCGATGATGATTTGCGGACCCGGTATTATTATGCAGTTCTTGCTACTGGAACCGCTACTTCTATAGTGACCGAAGAACATCTAACAGATCTAGACGATATTAATGAAGCTCATATCTTTTCTAGAGGAAACGGTGATATCGAATTAGTTGTTGATTATAGCGGTGGCATTGGTAATGATTATGATGACATCGAAACCGTACTCGAAGATAATCTAGCTGCCGGCATAATATCCAGAGGAAAATTAATTGGAACCATCATAGATGGAGTATCAACTCCCGGTATAGGAGAAGCTTATGGAGGCAGATTATATGCTAGAGCTACCGCGCACTGCTTAACTGGCGAATCATTTTACTTGACCTATGAAGATTCCTTGGGAAGAATCCGAACATCAGGAACTATAATGATACCAGCCAACACCATAATAGGAGATATTATAACAATTCCAATGGAAGATGATACGGACAGAGCTACGACCACAACCGAAATATTTTACTCTGGATCAGGAAGTTATGATATTTTAACTGGCATGGGAACATATCCATATTTATACAATTTACCGCGGCCTGTTTCAATAAATGTTAATGTGACTGTCAATAAAACTGCTATTGCATCCGCTACTCTGGATGACGATATAGAAGATTCCATAACAGATTTCTTAAATTCATTTACCATTGGAACAGATTTAGAATGGTCGGATTTATTCCTGAATATCTATATGGATTATTCTACTCAAATTCTGTTTCCGGGAATAGATAATATTTCATCTTGTGTTATAACTGGCAATGGAACGACAATATCAATACCCGGTTCTATAATAGATATAGATGAAGACGAAAGAATCGAAGCCGGAGAAATAACGGTAACAGTAGTCTAATCAAAATCTATATATACTACATTCATTTGATATAAAGTTGCAAACAACCAAGGGAAGAAGAAAGATCATATTCTTTCTTTTTCCTACAATAACAAAAATAGGTGTATCTAAAATGCTTCCATCAGTATCGGATCTAAAATTGGCTGCTATCAAAAACAAATGGGACGAATCAACGGTTGATCGAATCATCCGGCAAATAGAAAAAGATGTTGATCTTGCCAGAAAACTAGGGGCAGCAAACCTATTAACCAACATGAAATTTTAAATCTCTTTTTTTCAAAATCTTTGCAGTGACCAAAATCTTTATATACCTCTAAAAATAAGGGTATTTTGTCGATGAGTCACATAATTCTGATTCATCATATAATCTGCAAACAAAAATACCAAAAGTAAGGAGAAAATAGGAAATGTCAAATAATGTTTGGGATGAGCAAGTAACAGCATCCGGTGCTGGTATCGCAGAAGGAACATATGTAGTAACCTTGAAAGATATCGAGCGCGAAAATAAAGTCGTTCAGAACAGGTCTGGATTCGCCGGCAAGAAAATAATCGGAAAACAATATGATTCTTTGGATGCCGACCAAAAGTCACTTGTTGATTCCACCGGTGATGAATATTGGCCTCCTCGAGGAACTGAGGAACCGCGAAAGAAGATCGCTTTCATGGATCAATATAGATTTGTATTCACTGAACCAAAATCCGGTATGGATCTGAGATTCGGAGCAACTTTCGATATCAACCGATATGATGCTGCCTTTAATAGAATTGGTGGAGGAAAGGCTCTGACTGATTTCATTACCAGAGCAACCGGTGTTCCCATTAATCCCGGTGATGAATTCAAGTTAGGTGATTTCTTCAAGCCTGGTGATGAATTCGTAGTAACGGTAGTTTCCAGGAACAATTTCAAAGAAATCGATGCCAATAGCATTATCAAGAAAGAATTGGCCAAGCCTATCGTCACTGGTATTGAAGCACTTTCTGATGGTGCCAAAGAAATGTTGGATTGGCTAAAAGGCAATATGACCGGCAGACCAAAGCGTGACATCGCTGATATTTATGGAAGCGGTCAGTTTGGAACATACGCTGAGACCCAGGCCAAGTGGCAAGAAATCATGAAGAATGTTCCTTATACCAAGGATGGCAAGACGCTTGATTTCTCCGAGGCATGAATAAGGGAAACTCATCCCTTCTTTTTAGGAGGTAATGAATGTCCCATCTACCTATAGAATTCTCGGACATTGAAATTCATGAAATCAAAGAGTATCTATGCCGGGAAAACGAATCAATTCAAAATGCCATACATCGAATAATCATATGTGAAATTCAAACCCAACAATTAAAGGATCTTGGTAAAAAATGACAGGAGAAATTATAGTCGAGGATATACCGTGCGGCGAAGTGGTGTATCCTCTTTTAGTGTCAATATATGCAGACACTAAAATCGGAAAGACTTTTTTTGGGGCATCATTTCCACATGCAGTAGTAATCGATTTTCCACCGTCTAAATTAAGTTTCGGAAAAGTAGAAATCGATTTCAATAGAACGTTCGGAGAAGGTTTCCGATCTATCTTTACTCCATTTAGAAAAGAAGACAAGAGTTTAGCATGGAAACCAAAAATTCCCGGTTTCAATTACTATAATCAATATCATTTTCCAAAATCATATGATGATTTCCAAATTTCTTTGGAAAAAGCAAAATTCTATTCCGAAGAATTGGATCCACTGGATGGAAAAGTATGGGTAGTTCTTGACGATTCATATAGGTGGCGAGCACTCGAAATCCAACACTATCTGCAAGCCAATAAGAGAAAGTGGCCCAGTCAACAAGAATTTGGACTCATTACACAAGCAATGGCCAGTCAAATAACTGCCATTCAAAGTTTTGCAAATGTTGCCATCATACACAGAACTACCAGAGAATTTGAAACCGGAAACAAGATACCTCTTGTTTATCCTACCAGTACTGATTTTAATTCTGATGTGAGTATAGAATTAATTCATGAACTGCGGGATGGACAACTTCATCAAGTTGCTAAGATTCATTCTACTGGTCATGATTTCCCGTGCATGAATCCAAACTACCAAATAGAAGTATTGGATCCGACACCAGAAAGTGTACTTGCCGCCGCCAAGATTCCGACGCCTTTCTGGTAACTAATTTTTTTTAAATAGCGAGGTGAAAAATGAAATATATTATTTTATTACATCTGTCGGAAACCCGACTAATCATAGGCGGTATGATATCAACATGGATGATATATGGTGATCATCGATGGTATGGAAAAATCATTAGAAAATACCAACAACAAAAAATTTGAGATGATTATAATATGCGATATTGGTATAATTGTGATAAATGCGAACATCGAAATACTTTTGATGTTCCTATATATTTTAGTGGGCAACATAACCGCATAGAAGAATATCGGTGCGAAGAATGTGGCCACCACATAGCATTTTTGGGAAATGGTCCGCTGCAATTCTATAATAGAAATTTAGATAGATCCCGATGTGGAACTGAACCTATCCCACGTGAAATGCAGTACGGACTTATCGAACCAACGGTATCCGAATATGACACTGGAACTGATTATGTTTATTGGGCTTCATTGACTTCATCAACCGGTGGTTACAGAAGAATTGCACATTATAGAATAATCGAAAATTCCGACGGAACAGCATCAATTGCTTTCGAATAAAATGATAATAGTAGATACTAGAGAACACTTTATACCCATTATAAAAGATATGTTAGTGACTTCCATAATGGGTGATGAAGTTCCCGAATTTCAATTTCATTGTTTGCCATTAGGAGATTATCTCCTTTCCGATAATGATTGTACTTACTTGATAGAAAGAAAATCCATTAGTGATTTTTGTGGAAGTTATGGTGTTCTCAAACCGCGGTTAGCAAAGATGCGAAAAACCGAATATGAAAGAACCGGACTTCTACTAGAAGGACATTATTTAGTATCAGATGGCCAAGTTTTTGTACAAGAGGGTACCGTTATGAAACCCCGCATGAAATATAAGACAATGTGCAATTTCTTGACGCACCAACAGGAACTCGGAACGAAAGTCTTTTATACTAATTCTCTTGAAGAAAGCATATGGAAATTAATCCATATTCACAACTATATGGCAAAGCTGGATTCTCCGCAACCATGCATTAAGGCAGGATCAGTGCAAGAATGGTTGTCGGAATTACCGGGAATCGGATCCAGTAAAATAAAATCATATCAGGATAAGTATATAAGTCCATTAGATGCTTTAAATAATTTGCCTCCGACCAGCAAAAAGTATATCGAAAAATGGTGATAATATTGACAATATACCGAATGGGAGAATTTCTGAAACATGGAGCATTGCAACATCTTTATCATAAATATAGAAACAAAAATATACCAGCAGGAGTATTTCTTTCTAATTATAGAGGATCCGGTTTTTCAAAAACCAAGAAAGATATTATCAGTATTCAATCAATACCAGAATATTCGATGAATCTACAAATAGTATATAATGATACTGAACATAGATATGAATTAAGAAGATCGAATACTAATATTCCCATTAGATTCATCAATCACAATGCAGAAACCAGTGATCCATTCAGATATGCAGTGCTTTATTTAGAAGATTCCAACAAATCTTTGATCGGTTATGGAGAATCAAGTCAACCTATTCAAATTGGCTATGGAGAATCTGTTGATGTACTCTACGAAGGAAGAAATAATTCATATATATTGATGGAAGACCATGAATAGTATACACTTAGCCATAATGCGAATCCTTCGTAAATTTGATAAACCTATTCCGATTGGATTTCTTGCGGAACAAGTAAATCGAAGTTATACCGACGTATGCAATGCTATAAATCGCTTGAAAATAGGAAAAATTCCGATAATAATAAATGGGAATTCGGTATATCTAAAAAAAGATAGGTGAATAAAATGTTAACAGGCAAAGAAATTATAGACCATGGTATTATAACTGATCTAATAGATGCAACAGGACAAGAACAATCATGCGGCGTTGATTTGACCGTTAAGAAGATCGAAACATTCCAATCTGAAGGAAGCATAGATTTCGATAATAGTAGTAGAATTCGACCCCGTATGGCAGATGCCCCTAAAATGAATAATATCTGGATTCTGAGACCAGGCCCCTATTTGGTTACCTTTAATGAAACTGTATCAGTTCCCGCTGACATGGTAGGAATGGCAAGATCTAGATCCAGTCTTCTTAGGATGGGCGCAAGCATGGAAACTGCATTGTGGGATCCTGGCTACAGCGGAAAATCACAATCTATGCTAGTTGTTCATAATCCAAATGGACTTAAAGTCTACCAGGATGCAAAACTGATGCAAATCATTTTCATGCCGGTCCATAAATCAGTAGAAAAGTTATATTCCGGCGTATACCAAGGGGAAAATCTTGAATGAGTTTCATGACCGAAATGTTATTCAAGAATTTAGTACAATTAGATGGTCCGGGTCCTGACATTAAACTGAGTATTGATAACGTTCCGCAAGTGCCAGGAATCGATTACATTGCAATACCCCGCCGAAGAATAGTTTATGTCAAGAATCTGCCGCCCGCTGGAACTTGGATGACATATGTTGCTGATATCGACGATTATGTTGCATTCATGAGACCGGATGGTATCCCAATATGATGGATATCATACAATCCAATTCTGATATACTATTAACAATTTCATCAATTGTTTTTAGTATATCTCTTTTACCGCAAATAATATATAATTTGGATAATAAAATTTGTGAAATTCCATATAAGACATCAGTACTGACTGCTATCTTTATGGCAGTAGTTGTATTGGTATATATAAGCAATGGATTTATATTATCAACAATAACGGGATCAGCAACAACAGTAGCTTGGATCATAATAGCAATCCAGCGGTATAAATATAAATAAAAGAAAGGGATGATAACAAATGGTAAAAGCCGAAGATGAAATTATAGGCAGAATTCGATACCTGATGACTGCCGATGGTAGTCTAGTATCATTAATTGCTATCATTGAACTCCTGTGGGTTCTTGGTATAGATGCCGAAAAACTAGACGGTTATTCAAATCATATAGGAGACGCACTGGCAAGTATTGAATCCGAAATCAATACCATGATAGAAGTTCCCGAAAGTCCCGATAATGGGGAATCTAATTGAACCCATTTCAACTAATGATATGTATTTGTCTATATTTTGTGATCATTTGACGTGAAATGCAATATTTTGATTTTGATTTAAACGAATTACAGGAGATATGGCATGAAAGGAATTTGTAACATTTGCGGAAACGAATCAGACCACTTAAACCGGCGAGGATTCTGCAATAAATGCTTAATAAACGAAGTTGCCAGAACGAAATCAACCGCAGTAATTTCGGAACCATGTTCTGAAAATGTTTGTAATGCGTGTGGTTGTGGATGTCAACATTAGTTCAAATTCATGATATTTCAACTTCATCACTAGATGGACTGGGAATATCATTGAATATTTTTTTTCGAGGTTGCAACAAAAGATGCGTAGGTTGTCAGAATCCAGAATTACAGGATTTTTCGGGAGGCAAGTCATACAATATTGACGACATATTATATTTCATTCATGAAAACCATGACTTCTATCAGAGTATTGTAATGACAGGCGGTGATCCTCTTTGCCAACCAAAAGCTTTATATATCATGGCATCTAATATAATACTTCCCACCATTTTATACACGGGAGAATATTTTGATCGCATTCCTTACAGTATTAAAAGTGTGGTCATGATCATCAAAGATGGTCCTTTC